CAGATGTTCCCTCTTCTTACTGGGGAACTTTGGATATTATTACAAAATTTTTTGATAATCATTTCAGAAGGTTCTTAGATCCTAATGATTTATATGATTTAGCAGATGAACTTTCAGATGAAATAAATGATTTTGTTATAAAAAAATCAGAAGCTACAACTATAGAGCTTGGTTATGAACAACAAGAAGATTTTTCTTGTAAGTATTGGAGGTAATTAATGAATTTTAATAAAGTTATAGAAGTTCAAAATTGTTTCTCAG